GTAACATCTACGGCTGGGTGCATATGGATACCGGCTACCGCAGATTCAATAAAGCCTACTGGCAGGTTGGCAGGAAAAACGCCAAGTCACAAAGCTTGTCTTGTGTAGGATCATATGAGCTTATGGCTTTTGGTGAAAACGCCAGTGAAGTTTATTGCGCTGCCACAAAAAAAGACCAGGCCAAGATTGTGTGGAGTGAAACTGAGGCCATGCTTAGAGAGTGCAAGGAACTAAAAGGCAAGTATAGGGTGGCCTACAACACGATTTACCACGATAAAAGCGGATCCACAATGAGGGCTCTAAGCAAAGAGGATAAGAAAACAGGAGACGGCTTCAACCCCCAGTGTGGAGTGATCGACGAGTACCACGCCCACGAAACAACGGAAATCTATGATGTGATTGATTCCGGCATGGGGGCTAGGCCACAACCACTGCTTATGATTATCACAACGGCTGGTCATGAACTGAACAATCCCTGCTACCGGGTGGAATATGACCTAGTGACCAGGATACTGGACCCTAACCACCCGTATGAAAACGACCAGTATTTTGTAATGGTTAACGAGCTAGACAAGGATGATGAAGGGGAACTGGTTGACGATGTGAAAGACCCCGCCTGCTGGGAAAAAGCTAACCCCATTGCGGCATCGTACCCCGAGGGGCGCAAGTATATAGCAGACCGGCTGAACATCGCCTTTGAGGTGCCGGAGAAAATGAATGACGTGCTGACCAAAAATTTTAATGTGTGGGTAAACGCCCGGGAGCACGGATACATGAACCTGGCAAAATGGGCCGCCTGCAAGGTGGATGCCATGCCCGATTTAACCGGCAAGGAGTGCTATATCGGCGTTGACTTATCTACCAAGATTGATTTGACTAGTGTTGGGTTCATTTTTCCACTGGATGGTGGCAAGTTTGTGGTGCTATCACATTCATTCATGCCGGAGGAAACTTTTCATAGCAAGTTAAAAACTGATAAAGTGCCGTACGATCTGTGGGAGCGCCAAGGCTGGCTAACGGTGACAGATGGTGCCGTGGTTGACTACCGCTACATTGAAAAATATATTGAGGATCGGGTTGAACAAAATGGTTGGGCAGTACAGGAATTGTGTGTTGACCCGTGGAACGCCACCCAGTTTAACTCCGAAATGATGGATAACGGGTATGAGGTAGTAGAGATTATCCAGGGCATTAAGACCCTAGCCGGGCCTACGAAGGATTTTAGGGATCAGGTTTACCAGGGTAANATTATTCACGACGGCAACCCGGTCCTGGCATGGGCTATGGGCAACGCCGTGTCCCGGAAGGATCATAACCAGAATATAATGTTGGACAAGGAAAAGTCCCGGCAGCGGATTGACCCGGTGGCCGCACTTATGAACGCCTACGCCCGGGCCATGCATGTCGAACCTAAAACTGATGTTTCAAAATATGCGGCAGAAGAATTTTTAAACAGGTTATGGGGGCTGTAATATGTGGACAAGGATAAAAAATAAAATATTCCCCCGGATCCGGGCTGAAACCCAGCCGCTGGAAACCGTGGAACTCAACGACCGGCGGCTCCTGGAAATGCTGGGTATCGAACTTAACGAGATTAACCTCCGGGGCAAAAATGCGCTTAAAGAGGCAACGGTTTATGCTTGCATACGTATCCTGGCTGATGCTGTTGGTAAGTTGCCAATTAAAGTGTACCAGGGCAATAGCGTGGCCGATCACTATTTGGTACCACTACTAAAAACCCGGCCTAATCCTTGGATGAGCGCCAGGGATTTTTTTAAGTGCCTGGAAGTGCAGCGCAACATACATGGCAACGCTTACGCCTGGCTAGATATTGAGACCAGGGGCCCTAACGCTGGCAAGGTAACCGGGATTTATCCCCTGGACGGCACTAAGGTAGAGATCATAGTTGACGATGTGGGCCTACTCCCGGGCAAGGGTAAGATGTGGTATGTCTACACCGACAATAGGGGCACTCGGTACCGGATTGACCCTGATGAAATGTTGCATATTAAGGGGTTAACCTTTGATGGTATTTTAGGCATGACCCCGCTGGAGCAACTCAAAAGCACCATTGAGAACGCCGGGGCCGCCAACCAATTCTTGAACAACAGTTTTAAGTCAGGGATGCAAACCAAGGGGCTAATTTATTATGCCGGTGACCTGAGCCCGGCAGCGGAAAAGGTATTCCGTGAAAAGTTTGAGCAAATGTCCAGCGGGTTAAAGAACGCCAACCGGGTATCGCTTTTACCTATCGGGTACCAATTCCAGCCATTGAGTTTGAAATTGACCGACGCTCAATTCCTAGAGAATACCCAATTAACTATAAAACAGATAGCAGCTGCCTTCGGCGTGAAGAACCATCAACTTAACGACCTGGACCGGGCCACTCATACTAACATAGCTGAGCAGCAGCGGGAATTTTACATTGATACGCTTATGGACATCCTGACCGGCTATGAGCAGGAATTGACATATAAGTTATTCACCCATTCGGATTTGGATGTCGGGCGTTATGTTAAGTTTAACGTCAATGCTATCCTCCGGGCTGATCCCAAGACACGCTATGAGGGGTACCGGATAGCTGTTCAAAGCGGATTCATGACCCCTAATGAGGTGCGGGCACTGGAGGAATTGGAGCCTAAAGAAGGTGGCGACCGGCTACTAATCAACGGGAATATGATGCCGATAGAGATGGCCGGGGAGGCTTACAGGAAAGGCGGTGGCGGGAATTAAAAATAAAAACAAGAAATTTTGGAACTTCAAAGCCTTAGATAAAAACACCGGGGAGTTGACCCTCTACGGCGAAATATCGGAATACTCCTGGTGGGGCGACGAAATAACACCGAAGCAATTCAAGGAGGACCTTGACGCCCTGGGCGACATTGACACTTTGAACGTTTACATCAACAGCCCCGGGGGGGATGTGTTTGCGGGCCAAACCATCCACAGCATATTAAAGCGTCACAAAGCGACGGTTAATATTTATGTTGATGGTCTGGCGGCCAGTATCGCAAGCATTGTGGCAATGTCCGGAGACACAATTACAATGCCTAAAAACACTATGATGATGATTCATAACCCCTGGACCTGGATGGCTGGCAGTGCCAACGAATTCAGAAAGATGGCTGATGATCTGGACAAGATTAGGGAAAGTATGATTTCAGCGTACCTAGATAAGGCTGAGGACAAACTTGACAGGGACAAGCTTGTTGAGCTTCTCGACGCTGAAACCTGGCTATCTGCTGACGAATGTCTGGAATATGGCTTTGCTGATGAGATTGAGGAAACTAAGCAGGTGGCTGCCTGCCTGGATAAAGAAATCCTGGGCAGGTATAAAAATACACCGAAGGAGCTCCTGGCCAATGAACCCGAACCGAACCCAGGACCAGATCCCGGGCCGGATCCTAATGAGGAGGTGAAGGCCAGAGAGCTGCAAAAGAAGATGCTGGCGTTAGAATTAGAGCTGATATAGCTCAATTTTTATTTTAAGGAGGAAAAATAATGTCTAAAGAATTGAGAGAAATGCTCCAGGCTCTAGAGGATAAAAAGGCCCAGGTGCGGGCGCTGCTGGGCGAAGATAAAGTAACCGAAGCAGAGAACCTAATGGAAGAAGTCCGTGCCCTGCAAAAAAAAGTCAACATGCAGATGGAACTTGAAGCTGCTGACGACCCGCAGCCTGATAACGGTACCCCTGTTAATGGACGTACTGATGCTGAATTAGAATCCGAATACCGTCGGGTATTCATGCGCGGCCTGCGCCGGCAGCGTATTGGCGCCGATGACCGTTCTATCATCAGCGAGTACAACCGGTCCATCCAAGCGGCTGTCATGCACGAAGGTGGAGCAGCAGGTATTCCCCTGGGCGATAGCTCCCTGATCGTACCCCAGGATATTGAGACCAGAATTAATGAATTGATGCGCTCCCTGGATGACCTGTCCCAGTATGTCCGGGTGGAGACCGTTAACACCCTGTCCGGCTCCCGGGTACTGGAGCTTGATGGTGCTATGACTCCGTTCCAGGTAGTTGCTGAATACGGACAGATACAGGAGACCGATAATCCCCAGTTCATCCCGGTACAGTACCAGTTGGTAAAGCGTGCCGGATACCTTCCGCTGACCAGTGAGTTGTTGGCCGATAGTGACCAGAACATCCTCCAGTACGTAACCAACTGGATAGCTCGGAAGCACGTTGTGACCAAAAACACCATGATTACAACCCTGTTGGGTGGCCTTAATCCCGTGCCCCTGGCTGACCTTGATGCTGTTAAGAACGTACTGAATGTGACCCTGGACCCGGCCATCAGTCAGTCTGCAACGATACTTACTAACCAGGACGGGTACCACTGGCTCGATACCCAGGTGGACGGTAACGGCCGTTACTTATTGGTAGATGATATTACCCAGCCTGGACGCAAACTGTTATTTGG